TTACCTAGGTATGCTTGTAGACCACTTTCTTCTACATTGCCTTCTTTCATGGCTTTTTTATAACCATGAAACTTTTCGCTTAACTGTTTTTCGACTTGCGCAACTGCTTCAGCAATCGTGCCTTTACCAGTCTGTTTTTCCTTCTTGCTTTCATTGCGCAATTCCTTAACGGTCGTCATCTTACTTTCAGTAAGATTGGTTTTCTTTGGAGCCTCAAGGCTTTCAATCTTTTTTAGAATGTCGTATATATTGTTGCTCATTTTTTCTTTCCTTTAACGGGTGGTAATTTGTTTTGTTGGCTTCCTACTGGGCTCTTGGTGCCTTGCGGCAATTGATTGGTTGTTTGTGCCGGCTTAGTTTTTTCACTGGCACGAGTTGAAACTAGTTCTGCATCTGATTCTAGTGCAACCATCTTAGGACTTTGTTGCTCTAGTTCTCGTAATAAACTATCTTTTCTTTTATTTGCTACCAAGTCTTGACCGCCTGGTGCGTCCTTTAACTCACTGTCTAGTAGCAATGAACCAGTATGATCTTTACCGTAAGCTTCAAATGCATCATTGTCGTCGGCCTGTTGTTTACCATACACACATACCCACTCGGCCTGCATGCCGGTGCGCTCTTTTAATAGTTGTGCAATTTGTACACTGGTAGTAGGGTAAGCCACAGTGGCTTCAAATTGCCAGCATTCGCATGCGCCCCATTTTGGGAATTCTCTGTGCTCTTGCACTGGCATACTTTTTGGTACGGTAATGTCCACTAGTTCGTATGCATCAAGAGCGTTTTTAATTTCTTCCATGATATCTTTAGGATTTTGTTTGGCAACTTTGATCCTAAAAGCATAATTGGAATTTCGTTCGGCTATATAATCGTGAAGACTTTTCATAGGTTTAATCCTGTTTATAGAGTATTTATGTGTTTTTATTCTTTTGGAGAATCTGATTAAGTAGCTCGTTACGATCTAACACTATACCTTGTCCAGTTACTGGCTGATCGTCTGGATTGTCTTTAGACATTTGATGATCTAGTCTAGCCTTTTGTAGCTGTAGCTGTACCATACGTAGCTTCTTGTCCATTTTGGCTGTTTTTGCTGTAATAGCATGCCCTAACAATGTGCCGGCAGTTTGAAACACTACCCCGCCAAAACGGGGATCCATATTTAGACCAAGATCCATTAAATCTTCAAACTTAGTCCTAGCTAAATCTGCTAGTTCATCCATTTCCGCATCGCTAGCTTCAAGATCCCTAACAGTAGGCAGTGCTATATCAATCTTGTCAATGGCTTCATCTACACGAGCTATTGCTTCTTTGTTTTCTGCTATAGTTTGTAGAACCTCAGAGTTTTCTGCAGATTCTGTAGATGGTAAATCTGGTAGGTCAAATAGTTCTGATAGTTTTTTGGTCATGCTCGTATTTACCGAGTCTTTTTACCTTGATGGAACATATCTGATTCAGTTACTACTCTGAAACGCAGTCCCTGTTGTTTGGCCCAGGCGTTGGCAGCAGCCCATTTGTGCATGTTAAGAACAGCAGCAGCCTGATCTCTTACACTCTTGCCTGCTGCTTCTAGTGTAGTTTGTTTACCTGGTTTAATTTCAATTAACTCGCCTACACGTTCGTTGTTTTTGTTTTGATAGATGATAAGAAAGTCTGGAACATAAATTGTATTACGTTGTGTGAACGGGTTCACATAAGGTACATGCACTGCTTCGCTGGCCCAATGCAATACAGCAGGATTGTTATCGCAAAATCTCATGAACGCATGTTCCCATGAACTTCTATAGTGAGGAACTTTTTTTCCTATATATTTGTCAGGATTAAGAACTTGGTAAAAACCATTTGCGTATTTTTGCATTATGGAAGTATTGCCCTTGCTACATATTTGTTTTGTACAGGTCTATTTTTTAAACCCAAATAGCTAGTTCCAATACGTTCAAAATTTAAAAATAATGCTGTGTAAGTATCTAAATCACCTGGTGGTATATTTTTAAATTCGTCTAATGCTTCCATTGGACTTATACCTTGTTTTATTGCGGTGTATATTACTGCACTAGCCAATGCCCTGGCAGATTCTTTATTATCTGCAATTTGTTCAAAATGTGCAATTATAGCAGCATCTATATTGGAGGTAACTTCAATAGGAAATTCAAAAAAGTTATTAAAAAAACTATCAGTATTGGGAGGATTAATATAGTTAGTATTAATTCTACTTAAATTTGTTGGGTTAGGAACTTGAGGTGTAGTAGTTTGTACCATAATTAATCCTTGGCAATTCTCTGGTTAGACGGTACCCGTGGCAATTTCGTAGCAAGATTAGAAAAAGAACTAGACCCTAATACTTGTTCTTGTGTTGCTAAATCTTGTGCTGCCAATTCCTCTGAAGTGGCATCTGTTCCGACACCAAACACCGCATCTGTAAATATTTGACTGTTTGATTGAATCATACCGTACCGAACCCTCCACTAACTGAACCGCTTCCGGCTGCATTAGTTGAAGTTTTTCCTTCTGTAGAAGTCTGTAATCCAAAATAATTTGAACTTAAATTATTTGCTGCTGTATCTGCAGCTACCTGTGAACTAGCAGGAATTTGGAAGTTTCTTAGTGGCGTATTATCTAATGCTGTGGCTGCCTGTCCTGCCTGTTGTTCTACTGACCTAGATGTATCCAAATTTGAAAGTGATTTTAATCTTTCGTTTGCCTGCTGTATTGCTGCTGTAAATGAATTTGTAGGTAAAGGTTTGGAAGTTGAAGCACTTAAACCTGTTGTTGTTGGATTTAGAGATATTACCTTGTTAGGGTCTCCGCCTCGTATTAAACCTGACGCAGTAGTTGTTACACCTGATATATTTAAATCAGCCGGTGCTGTGGGCGTTCCTTGTAACGCTGTTTGTATTCCTCCGGTAACTACTGCTGCACCTGCTCCTATATTAAAACCGTTACTGCCTACACTTCCAGCAGCGGCCGAAGTTTGCATTGGTAGCGCGGACTGGAAAGATGGGCCGGCAGAAGCATTTACTCCTCTATATGGTACGAAGGTTGCGTTCAAGGAAGTATTAAATCCTGATCCAGATTGGCTTCCACGTAATACATTGGTGAATGATTGTATTAACTCGCCTTTAGCTAAATTTCTAAAATCAACATTTTTATTTTTATCAAAGGCTCTTAATGCTTTGAATCCTGCACTACCCCAACTGCCATTACTACCATCACGAATTACTTCGTCTAGTGCGTTTACTATACCACCAGGACCAAGAATACTATTTGTACCTCCGCCGGCCACAGTTAACGGACTTGGTGATTTGTCATAATGTAGGTCAGCAAATCCTCTTGCTACTTTTGCAGAACCGCTTGCGTACAAAACAGTTTCATAAGAAATGGTCATATTATTTTCTAGTGTCCCGTCTTGACCGTTTTGATGTGTGCCATGTCTAAATGAAGTTATTGTTGGATTAATTAAAGTGTATTCACTAAAACGTTTTTGATGTAAACTGTAAATTCTTATTGCCTGTATATATTGCGTTGAAATAGTACTGTCTTTTCTAGGTGTGTATCCAAATCTATTATACAGATTTCTTTGTCCTAGCACTTGTTTATTACTTTTTTTGTAAACATCATTCAATGCCCCGGTAGCATCTCCATAATTATTATCCATGTCTCTATAATAATAATTGTAGTAGTCAAACCATAACTTTCTAATTATATTTGCAGAGTCATCGTGAAAAACAATGTTTACATCTTCGTATCTAATTTTTGTTTGAGCTATGTGTGGTCTATTATAGTTGTTGTAGGTTTTTGTATCAACTCTAAATTTTGGTAAGTCAGCTGACTTTACTAACATACCGGCTTCAATTTGTTGACGTTGATCAACTGTAGTTAATTCAGGATTTAAATCAAAGAACACATGAAATAGCCAAGTATACTTGGGCGACCTTTCATAATTGTTAGAAACAAAAAGCCTACTGGCGTGTTGATAATCTTTTATATTATCACCGCGAGCGAGTTGTGTTAAAAATCCATCAAAAATACTTGGCATATAGATCCTATTTGTTATTATTTATTTCAAAAAAAAGCCCGGTTTTACCCGGGCTGTGAAGTTGTAAATTAAAACTATTAAATTACACCAGTGATGGTTGTTCCTAGTGTTCTTCCTACTAGTGTACCAATGCCAGTACCGGTCGGCGATTGGATAGCGTTATCGTACATAATACTTAATGTAATAGTTGCTGGTGTGTTTTCACTATATGCCATGTCACCATAATTAACAGTTTGTAACAATGCACCATATAATTCCCAAGTTTCAAGAATGTTAGGTTGATTAATACCGTTGCCACCGTCTAACATCTCAAACTTTAGAATGAACTTGTAATCAATTCCAGACGCAGCCGAACTCTGTTCTGCAAAATCAAATTGTTTCTGTACTTGTTCGCCAACTAATCTGCTTACATTGCCGCCTGCATCATCTCGTAGCGTAACACTGACTGCTTCCCAAGTTGGTTTACCAACCAAGTTTACCTTTGAGTTATACACATCAATAGTAAATGGGTTCATGTTCAAGTTAGGACGGCTAATGCTATCTACTTGTTTTGTAAGTTCTACACGATCTGTGCTTACACCAAAATTTTCAAATATCGCACGGAAACGATATTTTAATTTAGGCATTAACAAACCTTGAGTGCTAGCACTTTGGTTTGTAGCTAAAGGTACTGTAAATCTGTTCAATGAGGCAATTGCCATTTTATTCTCCTGTTATAGGTATTTACCAAAATTTATTTGGATTTTATTGGAGCCCTCGGGCTCCAATATCTACCCATATTATACTCCTGCTGCAATGTCACCTGGGTTCTTCAAACGAATTGGAATGTAAATAAATTCAACATCCTTCATTGGTTCAATTGCAATGTCAACATATAGTTCATTTCTTGCAATACGTGTAGGTGTATTATTACTTTCGTCACAAACAACTAGGTAATCGTAAATACCACGCTTTGCTACTAAGTCGTTGATTGCACCGCTAATTACATTCTTGATTTGATCTCTAGTGATCTTATCATTGGGTTCAAACAAGAAAGCATTACCAGCTGATGCAAGAATTGTTCTCAGATAGTTAACTAAACGTGCTACATTGATACGATCCAAGCTGCTTGGGGTTGGATTACGTGTTTTCTGTCCCCATACTACCAAACCGATACCTGGTAAGTTTGTAATAGGATTGATTCTATTTTCGTATAGAGTATCTCTCAAACCTGGTCTGATACTATCAAATGTAAATTCACCTGTAGTAGCATCAATATAACCAATGTTTGTAGCATTATCAACCAAACCACGACGTGTTCCTGCTGGAGCAAACCATTGATAACTAACGTTATCGTTAAAAATCATTGTGCGCAATGCCATATGACTAGACGGTACAACAATTGTATTGCCCTGCAAATCACTTGTTTGACCACTTGGATAATATACGCCAAGATATGGTGATGCTGTTGCTAAACCATCGCCGTTTGTGTTATTGCTCCAATTAATAATGTCAATTGAATTTGGAGCCAATCTCATTGGTGTATCGCCAATAATAAATGCGGTCTGAGCTCGATCATTATTCAATGCAACCATCTCATCAATAACTTCTGGGTATCCAGGAGCTGCAATGATGTTAAATTGGAATTGGTCTTCTCTAATCTCAGTATTTGCAATTAATGCTGCCTGCATTGCCGCAGTAACCATGCGACGTTGAGCCTGTCTACCCATGTATGGACTGCCGTTGTCTTTTAGACCACTTGCAGTTTGCCATGTGTCTTTGACAGTAGGCAACGAACCACCAGCACCTGGTACTGCAGGTAAATCTGGATAATTAGCTGCACTAAATTTGTTGCTTACATACTGTTTAACATTGTATCCACTACGTCTTAGGTTAAACAACAACATGCCTCTTGGATACAATCTGTAATCAGGTGCATCTTGATCTAGATAGTCGCTAGCTAACAAGTCTGTAATAGCTGGCAAAGAACCTGTGATAATATCTGTTGTGCCGTCAGTGTCCCAACGTGCATCTGCAAATAGAATACCATTCTGTCCCACTTGATCTGTGTTATCAATTAGTACCCACGCTGCACCATCGTAACGATATAAAACTGGATAATTTTCTAAATCGCCGCTATCTAACCATAGATCGCCTGCTACTAGTGCTGTTACACCATCACTTTGAAATTCTGGTTCGCTGGCGCTGACAATGACTCCATTTGGATCAGTGTTTTCTAGCGCATAACCTCTAGCATCAGTTTTACCTGACCAGTATGCACTTCTATAACCGCGCCAACCACCAATATCGTTAATCATAATATCAACACTGGCTGGATCGCTGTAGTACCATAGAGTACCATCAGCAGGTGCTTGATATGGTTCTGTGGTGCTGTAAGTATAAGTTAGTGCTTCCCAGTTAGTTAAAGCAAGTGTATTACCGTATAAAATAGTGCCTGCTGTGTTGCTAGTAAATCCGGCATCTGCAGTAGGTGTACCTGTATCATCAGTTAAGTAAATATCACCACCAAAAATGTGTGTGAAAGTAATGATACTATTTGTTACACTAATATTCAATTCTGGTATATTAACAGCCAAAACGTCAGCAACAAAACTTGCAGGAGTTGTGCCAGTCAAAGTCACATTGTATTCTGTGATGTTGGCCGATCCAATTGAAGTTACACCAATGGTAATTATATCAGACGCTGTAAATGGGTTAGCAGCTAACAAACTTCCGCTAACAACAGTCTGCCCTGTTACTCTACGTCTATATGGCTTGAACGCATCTGTGTCGTCACGTAGAGGATCATAGGCTATCCATACAGTGCCAGCCACAATGCCGTTACCACCGCCTGCTGGATCAAGTCCAAATAGTGCATCTTCGGCTCTGTTAAAGAACTCTGTTCCTAGTGTAGCAAAGGTTTCTGTGGTGCTATTGTAACGCTTAATAACAATATCAGCACCGCTACCAGTTGCACCAACCTTCATAAACATGCTACCACTTGGGCGTGGTACTGTGTCTGATGCTCTCCAACTTGGAATCTCAGCAAAAGTACCGTATGTCAATTGTGGGTTGGCGTAAGTGCTGCCAGAGGTGCCTAAACCTAGGCTAGCCATTGGTGTGCCGTCACTATTAGCTATAGTAATCTTACCGTCGGCTGTTATTCCATCGCTAGCCGCATCATCAGTTGCATAAATTTCAAGTCTTGAATCAATGTAAGCTGCACTAACACCAGTAATAGCTGCACTGTTAATTGCACTAACAACTTGTGCTATAGTTCTTGCAGAACCCGTATTGCCAACTGTAACTGTAGTTCCATTAATGGTAAGAGCTGCTGCTGGTGAGCTTGCAGGAATTGCAGTAGTTGAACTAGTGGCAAAAGTCACTGTACCTCTAATAGTTGCCCAACTTTGTGCCCATGCATCTGTACCAATTCTTACCCATGTATTACTTCTATTTTTATAGAATAAAATTGCATTGCTACCAGTACCAAATGACACCGCATAACTACCAATTTGTCCAATACTAGCATTTGGAACATAAATTCCACCAGACAATGTTTGGTTAGTAATTGAGGTTACTAGTATAGGAGTTTTTAAAACAAATTCCCCATTAATAGCATCCCACTCGTTAATGCCCCATACACTTTCTGTTAAATCCATCCAATGTGTATTGTTAGCAACTGCACCAGTTGGGCGTACACTTGTACCTTCAAGTTGATCTAAATCAATGTCTGCACGTATAGCGTAAATTCTGTTTACGTTACCTAATACACTGTAAGCTGCCATTAAACCATATTCGTTGCGTTCATCGCCATGTAATGGGGTACCAGCTGCGCTTTGCTTAAAGCTAGGATAACCCATAGAAGCAATTAACTCACGTTGACTGCTATATGTTAATAGTTTTCCTGCTCTGGCAGCAACGGTATCCGAAGCAGATCCACCCGATGGATTTGTTTTATCCTGGGCAGTTGCCATAATAATAAGGGGAACTGTTCCTACTGCGCCTGGAACATATTGACTTTCGTCGGTTACGGTAATTTCAATACCTGGAGATACTAGTGCCATGTTTTTATCCTTTAACAAAACATTTGTTTGTATTTATTAAAAGGATATTATTTTGGGTTACTACAAG